CAACTTTTTACCCTTGTACTTATCTGTCGCGTAGAACTGCGACTGACAACCCAACCAAAACTTGTAGCCGTGAAAGAATTCAAGACCCCCCTGCATATCGTCGAACACGGCGTAATCCACATCCGTGACTGACTCATCTAGGCAGAATAAGCCACCGAAATATGCGTGGCTGCCTAAACTGCGGGCCCACAATGTCTTGCCAAGGCGGGTTTCGCCGTATAAGCACAGACTCATCCTTCTAGCCCCGCCTATTATATGTCAGCAAGTAATCAATAGCGCCGGATGGGGCGAGGGTACAGCGAGGGACGAGCGCCGAGTTCCCACTCGAGGCAAGACCCCTTTGGTCCTATCTGTTGGCCCCGCCAAGGCCAGCGGAGCGTCACTAACCTTCACGTGGTCCCAAGTTCTCTCGTACCCAGTCAGACAATGCTGGTACAGAGTGCGCCTCAATAGATACTCCCCCGGGCGTACTGTAAGGGGATCGGTCCACTCGATACTTCCAGTCAGCGTACTTGCAGAGCCCCATAAATCCAACGCAGAGTGATCTTGGATCCAGCCTCGCGCAAGATTCGAAAAACTCGTCACGAGACTCTGCCAGGATAATGTCAAACCACGCCGATTTCCGTCGGCTATCGCTATCTCGGCCCGAGAGTTCTGAGTCATCGTTGATGACATCGATGGCCTCGAGATCCCCTCCAACAATTTCTCCATCTTTAATTGCGTAAGCTCTACCCTTCGACGGTGTGCGATACATTTTCCGAAAATTAGGGTGGCATCCATCAACATCGAATTGGCGTTTGTCCGATGTTGTGTACTCAAGCTCCCATTGCACGAAACAATGGAGATGAATTCCCCCATCAGCGTGATGCTCTCTGCCAATGATGCAGCGGCCACCAGTCGCGTCAATAGATCTGACAACAGCCAGTGGATCGAGCGTTCCACATTGGGGGTAGGTAAGGAGGACATGTTTTCCGAAAAACTTGAAAGGGCGTGGCATTGGCACGTGACGAGGGGAGAAGACTGATTAATATTATAGTCTTCTCTCCTTCCTTCCCTTCCCTCCCTTTTCCTATAAATACCCCCCCCCTCGCACTTCGGACACTCCAAAATGTCCGGTGCCCCACATACTCTACCAATCAGAAATGGCGTACCGACGCTACGCCGCCAAGGCGCGTTCTACATCAAGACGGACCACTCGCAAATATCGCGCACGCCCCACCCGTCGCACTACCCGCAAGCGAACCTATCGCAAAAAGACCTCACGCCGATCCCTCACCGATCGAATGAGTCACAAGAAGCGGGACACGATGCTAAGCGTCGCTGGTCCAGGACCTAACCCTTCACCGGGCGCAGCCACTACCACTCGATCCCTTGTCCTTGGTGTTGCCACCACCAATACTGCTGCCAATCGTGTGCACATGATTATTCAAATGCCGTCTATGCGTTGGCTCGTTCCCAACAATTACGCATATCTCTCTGCTCGAACCGCGACTCGCACCTACGTCAAGGGCATCGGTGAACACTACAACATCACCCCGTCTGACGCGTCCCAGTGGAACTGGAGGCGTATCGTGTTTTCTTACAAGGGTGATTGGGGTACGCTGGACTCTGCTGCGTATACCTTTAATGAAATTGGCGCCCAATTTGCTGCTAGCAGTGTTACGTATCGACAGATGCGCGACATTACCGGTGACACTTCGGGTGGTTATGTGAACCTATGGGATCAGGTTCAAGATTTTCTGTTCCGTGGCGTTAAGACTACGGACTGGATTGACCAAATGGTCACCCCTGTCGATACAAAGCGGGTCGATCTCATTTCCGACCGGACCCGTATTATTTCGTCTCAGAACGATTCACCTCGTCCTCGTATGGTGAAAACTTATGTTCCTATCAATAAGACGTTGCAATATGATGATGAGGAAAATGGCATTACCATTTCTCCTAGACCCCTTGCAACTGACACTAAAGTTGGGATTGGAAATATTTATGTGGTTGATTTGTTCTCGTGCCAAGCACCTATCAATGTAGCTTCTACTCAGTTACAGGTGAACTCGACACAGACCTATTATTGGCACGAAAAATAGGTGCCAAGAGTCTAACAAAAATACAATTTCCGTTCAACCAATCAACATCTGCCCCTTTATCGTGACGTGGGTCTTCATTGGATAACCAAATCGAAGGCCTGCCCCAATCAATCAACTTTTTACCCTTGTACTTATCTGTCGCGTAGAACTGCGACTGACAACCCAACCAAAACTTGTAGCCGTGAAAGAATTCAAGACCCCCCTGCATATCGTCGAACACGGCGTAATCCACA